TAAATGCTTACGATCATTAACCACTTGACTGCTATCTGGTCTGTTGTTATAATGAACTGTATTCAACCAGCGAATTGGCAATACTGCTATCGGGTTGATCAGTGGTTAATTCCAGACCTCTATCAAGGTATTCAGATATATCTTGATAAAGATCACAAACTTTTGTATAAATCAGAAAAGGAGTATTTGAAAAAATTATGAAAATTTTTCTTGACACAGCAGACACTGAAGTCATTCGTAAGTATTACGAGACTGGATTTGTCGATGGAGTTACCACAAACCCAACTTTGATCATGAAGTCTGGTCGTAATCCAGATGATGTATATCAAGAAATTGCGGACATTGGTATTACAGATATCAGCATGGAAGTCATGGGCAATGCTCAGGAAATGCTTGATGAATCAATTCGATTGGTTGATAAGTTTGGATCTGTTTCTACGATCAAAGTTCCATGCACTCGTGAAGGATTACGAGTATGTAAGGAGCTTTCTAAGGAGAAGATCCGTACTAACGTCACATTGATCTTCAGCGCCTCTCAGGCGGTCCTTGCAGCCAAAGTGGGGGCAACATATGTCTCGCCCTTTGTAGGACGCTTAGACGACCAGTCAGTGGCCGGTCTGGAGGTTGTACGATCGATCTCTGAGCTATATCAGATTCACCGGATGGAAACTAAAGTTCTCTCTGCTTCTATCCGTAGCGTTCAACGTGCTGTTCGGTCCTGGTATAATGGTGCAGATATTTGTACTATGCCACCCAAGATTCTTGAGCAGATGTATGATCACATTTTGACTGATAAGGGAATGGAAATTTTTGAAAAGGATTGGGAGAGTGTTAAAAAATGACATTTACGATATATTCTAGAGATGGCTGTCCATTCTGCACTAAAATTTATCACGTTTTGCAATTGGCAGAATTAAAAAATGTCATATATAAACTTAACAGGGACTTTACCAGGGAAGAATTTTATCAAAAGTTCGGAGATGGTGCTACATTCCCCCAAGTTATACTGGATAACGGAGATAAACTTGGTGGATGTACAGAAACTGTAAAGTATTTGCAAGAACAAAATTTAATTTAATGGAAGATACCTATCAAATCGTCGAAGTTGCTGTTGATTATGCATTCAACGGTAGGTTTGTCTTAGACTTTTATCAATACCTAAGATCAAATAAGATCAGAAGAGTTGAAGTTGAACAATTTATTCAAAGTTCTACTGCTAAAAATTTAAATAGTATGATTTTAGAGTTGGAAAGTTATTTGAAAGGTAATGATAAGCAATTAAATGAGGCGTATGGTCACCTATCAAGACCCCAAGCCACAGAGATAATGGAATACCTTTGTGGTATTCTTGAAGATGCATGGAGGTATAGCCGTGAAAGAAGACCAGGGAGACCAAGAAAACAAACTAAATAGTTTTGGATCCCCAATAAATCGGGGTGTTGAACTACTATTGAGGCAAAGGAGGGGAAAATCAGAAAAACCAAAAACTTTTCAAATGAAGTTTGGTAAGATGATTTCTCTCTTCCGTAGAGAGTTCGTCATTCATCTAAACTTTTACTTGGATATCAGGAAAAAGTAACTCTCTGGAGGTCAGAAAAATGTTAGCAGTAACTCTCACAATTGGAACCCTAGTTTCTATCATGTTCTTTTTTGTTGGAGGAGTAGTAGGATGGTTGGCTAAAGAGCATTTCTATATGTCGCAACCAGTTTACACACATCCAGAGATGTTTGACGAGAATGGGAATATACTTCCCGATGAAATTTTAGCAGTGAGGTTTGAAAATGGTTACGAAGACATCGAAGAAGACGATAGAGAAGATTGAAGAAGATCTTCCCATCAATCCTTTTTTATATGAGATTCTCGATCTTGTATCAAAGCAAAGAACTAAAGCAAAGAAAATAGAAGTGTTGCAAAAATATGAACATGACTCTTTGAAAGTAGTTCTTATTTGGAATTTTGATGAATCTGTACAATCTCTTCTTCCTGAAGGTGATGTTCCATATTCTGATATTGAGGATCAGACTGTTTACTCTGGAACTTTATCTGAAAATATCGCAAGAGAGGCAAGTGGTGGAGAATCTGCGACAGGTCAAGACCTTGATGGTCGCAGTAAAACTTCATTGAGAGTGGAATATAAAAATCTTTATAATTTTGTAAAGGGTGGAAATGATAGCTTGACATCAATCCGCCGTGAAATGATGTTTATCAATATTTTAAGAGGTCTTCATCCTAGGGAGGCCGAGATATTAATTTTAGCAAAGGACAAAAGATTATCTAGTAAATATAAAATTACTTCTGCTTTAGTACAGGATGCATATCCAGATATTCAGTGGGGTGGTCGTTCATGACAGTAAGCTTACAAGAGGAGACCGATATGCAAGAAAATTTTCAATCAGTAGATAATTTTATTGATGAGAAAAAATATTGTTGTCAAACGTTATTGGAGAAAACAACCCTTGGTGCTGCAAATGATAAGTCATTTCCAACAGACGCTAGACTAATATGGTACAAGGTTGACAATGTAGAGCACATGGATTTAGTCCGGTGCAGAAAAACATCCGAATTATTTGATATGTATTATGATAAATATGGTGCTGGAGCCGTTCAAAAAATCGATTTTGGATACGGCCAAATTAGTCCAAAATTATGGGGTTACAAGTCAAAAAATAAGGATGACAAGAAAAAATAATATTTCAATGGGCAAACATTATTTTGTAAATTTATATGATTGCCCTTTTGAACTTTTAAATAATGAATTATTTTTAAGGAGTGTTATAAGCGAAGCAGCAATTGCGTGTAAAGCTACTCTTTTAACTACAACAAGTAAGTCATTTTATCCACAAGGAGTGACTGCACTTGGTCTCCTGTCAGAAAGTCATATATCAATCCATACATGGCCAGAAAATGGTTGTGCTATGGTAGATCTTTGTACCTGCGGACTGTCAAGACCAGAACTGGGTTGCTATAAGATCATAGATATGCTAAAGGCAGGGGATCATAAGATAGGGAAGATAGAGCGTTGACAAACGGCCCAATCCGTCCTATGATATGAACATACATCTACTTCATTATGTACAAACCATACAGTCCTGAGTGGCACAGACACCGCTACTTAAAGGAAGCAATCGACAAGTATCTTGATGATTATGTTGACAATGACATTATCATCAAAGATATCCTAGATATTATATGTGTTCGTCAAGAACGAGCTCATGCAGAGTATCACAAATTAGAAGACCTAGAACTTAAACTACGAGACTAACATGCTTTCAACTCAGTATCGCCTTAGACTGGAATCAATATGCCAATGTATTGCAAACAAGCAACAAGTTCCTTTAGAGGATATGATCTGGGCAGAGAAGCTTGCCAAGGCCCATACTACTGCTAGAGACTGGTTAAATAAAGCACGTCGTCAAGCATCACAAGACATCCAGGAAGGGAGCATGGATGATTTTATGAATAGAATGGGATTGGGCGATCCCGATCCATCTAACTACAAGACTGGATTTGATGGTGCGGAAGACATTAAAGATTGGTTTAAGCGAGATAAACCAGATGATTGGAGACAAAGAGACTGATAAATACTTGAAGTAATGTTCTTGCGAATGAGAACCTTCAAGGAATTTGTTACGGAATCTAGTAAATATTCATGCCCAGGTCAGCAGTATTGGACTGCTGGCCGTAAGGCTGCATGTGCGAAGATGGATGAGATAAAGAAAAGAAAGGTGGATCCAATGGATCATATCGCCCGTAAGGAGCAGATAAAAGATTTTGCGAAGATAAAAAAAGAAATCATGGCGACTGACAGGGAGTACGCTGGATTCAAACCACCTGAGCTTAGAATGCCTACTAAGCCTAGAGTTCCAGTGTCTAAGCGTAAGTCAACCCCAAAGATTGTAGAGGAGAAAAAACCTTTCTGGGGAAAGGGTGGTGGTAATGATAAAATATCGTCCAGGATTGCTTCGCTTGGAAGGAAAAGAGGTGGCAGTCCTCAGGACCAGGTGGGCACGATGGCGCAGATTAAAAAATTAAAAGACGCCCAGAAAAAAGCTAAGGTAAGTAATAGTGACGACAGACCTCAGAGAAAGGAAGTGGAGGTTCAGAAGAATACTGGATATGCATCTAAACCAAAAGATACTAGAGGAACTGCTGGAAGTCTCAGAAATGTACCTTCTTCTGCTGGAGAAAATCCTGGCATGAGGGTTTCTGGTAACTATAATCACACAAACAGAACTCAGAAAAACACTGGTAAAGGAAGATCTGGTGGATATGGGAGAAATTATTAAATTGTATTGTATGTTACATTACTATTTGACTATATAGTTAGTAACGGTTATAATAACCATACGTTCATCCCAATGCAAACTATCTTACTCGGATTAACAATTTTCGCTTCTCACGCTGATCACTTGACCAAACCTTATAACTGGCATATGCCATGTGAAAGGTGGCA